GCAGAATTCGCAGAGAAGACGCAAGTTCCACTCATTATCTGATCCGTTCAATCGTTTCGGAATAATGTGATCAACGTGCATTCTTCCATCAGTCTGACCGCAAATCTGACAGCATTGATCTCTTGCAATGATGCGTTCTCGGATGCGTCTCCATCCTCTAGTCGATCCGTTCTTCCACGCTCTGCTCATCAATAGTTCCTGTTCTTCTGCCAGTACGTCCAAGCTGCGCAAGCAGTTCCATGACGATGCTGAATATATTTCAACCCGTATCTCACCTGTGAGAATCCATCGAGATGCTGAATCATTTTGTTCTTCAATTGTGGAATGCCATAAGCTCCACCGCTTTTGTTGTGAGCACGTGGATTCCAATTGCTCTCACGTGTCCAGAGTAAGTCCAGACATCGATATTCTTTTGAATCAATAATCAATGAGTGTGCATAGAGTTTGAAGTAATTACTATCTTTTGACTCAACTGCCTGTGCTGGATACGGGAGTAGCAGAGCTACACATAGAACGCCCGTTAGATGTCTGCGCCGCGAGCCATCCGGTGCACCGGCTCTCGTCGAGAGTGGAGATCGTACTGCGCTTGTCAATAGGCTAATCGCAGCGACACGCCAATTCTTATTTGATTGCATCAAGAATCTCTTTGCCTAGCTCATAAGGAATCATCGATCTGAGCATTGAGCCACGTTTTCCACCGCCGCCAATTCCTTGCGTTCCAGTATCAGACCCACGCTTTGCAGAGTTATGACACGTCATGCCAGCTTTACAAGCTTCACGTGGATGCCATCCAGGAACATCACCCCAGAGATCAGTCGGTTTCATTCGAAAGTCTCCGTATTGGCAATAAGTAACCGTCCGACGATTGAGTCCTTTGACAAGATCTTGCTTGCGCAACATGCCGCGTGGATTCTCCATGAGCCATCCAAGTGCCGGATTCAATTCCTGGATTAGCTTTATTGTGTGAGCTACGACGGCTATTCCATGTAAAGTCTTGTCATTCTTAGGCACAGCTTTGCCATTTTCGTAAGTCCAGTAGTGACGTATGGATGCAACGCTGAAAGTCGTGCAAGGTGGAGAAGCCCAGATGAAATCCGGATGACCGTATTTATCTATAAGTCTTTGAGCCGTGAGCTGAAGAATGTCTCTCTCATCTGCGTCGAAGTATTCATCCAACTCGACTTTGACAATTGTGTGACCAGCTTCTTCAAATGCCTTTGTGGCTGATCCCGTACCGGCGAAGAAATCGTAAACAATCATTCAGATGCGTCCGTATGTAGCTCTAGCCATGCTTTAGGCACGTCAGCTGATTCCAACATGACAACGCCCAAGACTGAACAGACTGTGCATTCCAGCACTGCCACATTCGGCGGCAGATTATTTGTGACGATGCGTTCGTGATGAACGGTGATTTTCTTACACATTCGACATTGAACGGATGGCTGGCGCAAAGCTGCTCCTTTCCAGAGTTTCAATGGGTTGAAGATTGATTTGACTGACAATCCATTTGTCTTGCGTGGAGTGTCTGTATTTGTCTCGCTTAGCAATGCTTACCGGTATCCATCCCACAATCGTGAAGAGTGGAGTACGACCAGCGACAAGGATTGCAACGTCTTCATTCCTATCGGCATCACTGATCCAAAGATTGCCTTCCGGATGCCTAGACCATTTGACTTCGAGATTCTCACCAACATCGGCGCGCTCTTTTGTCTTTGATTGTCCAGCTTGATAGGGGAGTGAGTAGAAGTTCGCAACCGCGCATTCAGCTGCGAAAGCTTCTGCCGTCTGTGCGACGTAATCCATGAATGTCATGTCACGTTCGACGCGAGATTTGTGATTCGGCTCAAATCCCCATTCTCTGATCCGTTGAGTAGCTGCATCAATGCAGTGCCATTCTTGCTCGCGTGTGATGCGTGTAATCATTTGTAACATCCAGAGCAGAGCCATCGAAGAGTCTGTCCATCGACGCTCTCTTTGAGTAGCGCGCTCTTAGGATTGCCTTTGCCGCAGTTGTCGCAGTAATCCCATGTCCCAATTGGGAACGCTTCCACATAACCCATCAGACCCACCGTCCATCAGCTGACAGAGTAAGCCAGTTGGCTTTGCATTGATTGGCTTTGTTCTTTTCGGAGCAGACCCATCCGGCGTATTTGCCGCGAGCTGATTCTCCTTCTTTCCAAATGCGATGCCCGTGCGAACATAACGGAGCTTCATCCGGTACTGATCCGGCAACAATTTGATTGACGGTTGAGTCCAGAGCTGAGCCGAATGACCAGAGATCACGTGATTCAGTCGCATTCACTTCGGCAGCTGGAACGACGCTCAGATTGACTCGTCGCATCTCTTCAAAGCTTGGACGCGCTATTCCATCTGAAAACTTGGACAATCCGCCTGTGTGCAACGATCTACCAATGGAGCTGGTCGAAGCATTTTCAAGCGGAAAGCGATTTGCCGAAGTACGTACTTCTTCGGCGAAATCTGTTGCAAATGGGATGAGATCATTGATGTCTCTGTATAAGTCGGATTTGACGATGTATCTCTGTCCGTCTTGATACACGATCTCAACGCTGATTCTTCCAGCCGGATACAAAATCCAGAATTTTTCAAGTCTTTCGGCGACACTCTCATATCCTTCCAGTTGATTAGGCATCTGTGCGATTCCTTCGTGTGACGTCTAAACCGCGTTTGAAGCCCCGTCGTGAGCCTTGTAAATCGCCTTTGACGTAGCCTTGCCTTGCACCGACCAGAGTTCCTACGATAAAACTAGCTGCACTGACTACCAGTGCGATTTGCAATGTATCCATTTGAAGCTCCCGATTCTGGGATGGCACTATGCGCTCCCAGACATAGAATGATTTATTCCACTGACAATTTCAAGATTCACGCCTATCTTTCGGCGTGTCTTACGGATGATCCTTGATGTGATCGATCAACAGCTGCCGAATTTCGCGCACGTCATCTCGTAATCCTTCGGCAAAACCATTGCTGATTGGACGGGAATTCTTCTCACCTTTGACAGCGTAAAGAGCTGCAATTGCTGAGATGGTCGATGCTGCGATGAGTCCGACAGCCGTGATCGCTTCGCTCATTTGCTGCCGAATGCCTTATCTTTCGGATTAGCCCATCGAGCCAATACAGGCACAATTCCAGCGACTAGACCAAGTGCCAAGTCTTTCGGATTTGTGTTTCCACTCATATAGACGGCAAGTGCTCCGGCTATTGATGAACGCAGCCATGATGCCGCAATTGCTTTAGCTTGATCCATGTTATTTGTCTCCTAGCTTCAAGCTCCCGATGAGCGCAGCGACTTTCGCTTCACTCAATCCAATCTCCCAGTGCATTTCATCACGTCTCTTAAAATTTCCGCCCCAGATCAATCCGTATTTCTTCGTCAGAGCTTGAATCATTGGAATCTTTTCGACTGGAAACGTTCCACCTTTTCCAAGTGGATGTTTCGACGCATTGAGATCAATTGCAGTTCCGGATGAATGATTGCTGAGATTGTTCAGTGATCCGCGAACCATCCGGAATGCGTATCCCCAGTCATCGAGTGTGCCTTCATCGATTGGCTCAATCAGTGCGTGAAACTCTTCGGCAAATCCGACCAATAGCGGAGCGCATTTCTCAGCGCAGCGCAGTTTGATCTTCGTGCCTTTCACTGGATAAGACTTCACGCCGATTTCATTAGGATCAGCGGAAGCCGTCCAGCCATTTGAAGAAGTCTGTGTCATTTGCCGACTTTGAATCCTTTAGGCAATGGCTCTGAGTATTCCCATTTAGCGATAAACACGCCTAAGCCATCCGAATCATCTTGTAAGACAATGATGTCCAGCATTGGAGAGAAATCCTCATCTTTAAGAGATGGAATTGCTGCCATTAAATCTTCTTTCAGTCCCATTTTATCCTCTTATCCATACGCCAGTAAATACGCTTTTTGCTGCTGCTTTTGGAGTTGTAGCGTCTATATATAAATACATCTCTGCATAGTCAGTCGTTCCGTTAAAATAATACAATTGCGATATTGCGTGAGCATATAAAGTCCACGAATTAGTCTGTGAAGCGCCTAATTCTCCAAGATTCGTACCATTTATGTATAGAGCTGCATAAGTTTCTTTTCCAGCCTGACCACCCGAAATAGCAGAAACATATCCCCCCAGCTGATAATAACCAGTCTTATTCGGTGTGAATCGGTAATTGGTAGTTGAATCGAAACAGTTATCAGTATCAAAAGTTTCTGAATTGAAAGCAACTTTTGTCCAAGTTGCAGTGCTAATTGACTGATCAACACTTCTACTTACTCTGAATGCTGGACCAGTAGATCCGCCAGCAGTTGCCCATTTCAGACCAGTTGCAGTTGTTGAATCGGCGGTTAAAACTTGCGCATTTGTTCCAACGGCTAAACGTGCAACGGTGTTATCGGCGGTAGCCGCTAGAATGTCACCTTTTGCATCGACGAGAGATTTTGGAATTGCGCCATTTGCTAAGTCATAAGATGTCTTGACGCTATTTGGCGAAGCCGCAGTTGTCGTTGAAGTGCTCGATGTTGAATCTGTAATCTGCAAGACGCCAGCTGCCGAAGTTGTTCCGGCACTGACTGCCAGTGTTAAAGCTCCAGATGTTCCGCCGCCTGTGAGTGGTGCAGTTGTATTGACTGCGGTGATGTCACCGACGTCATTTGTGATCCATGTAAAATCCATGTCGGTCGCTGAAGTTTTCGACAAGATTTGACCGGTTGTGCCGCCTTTAAGATCAGCCAATGATGTATCTACTGCTTGTCCAAAGACTTCAAAATCAGCTGGCAGATCAGTGACTAGATCGGTCGATGTAGGCATCTGCCATCCGAAGTTGGATGTTGGATTTGTCATTCTTTCTCCTTATCCCACGACGAGAGCAGTTGCCCACGTTGTTGTCGGTGTGATTGTGTTCCATTGTTCCGCCACGCTTACGTCAATCCATTTCATTGCTTGCAAGCTGTAAGCAATTGGCGAAAGATTAAGCGTGACGGAAATTTCATTGTAAGCAGCTTGAAAAGACCAGCCTTCGACGAATCCTAGAAAATTACCGGCAACCATATTCAACGGAAGATTACTAATGGATACCGGCATTCCCATAAAGACTTCAATGAGATCATCACGATCTGAATTGTCAATCTCTGGATTCGTGAGCTGATAAGTAATGTTTGAAAAATTTGCTTGGGGATAAGCTCTGAGTGTCAAATAGAAATCTGCCTGAGATTGTGCGTCAGCGGCATTGTGCAAAGTTGTCGAAATGATCTGACCGAGTTGCCCGTAAAGCGAAATTGATTCTGTGTCGATTGCTGACTTTTCACTGGATGACGTTGCATTGTATTTGATTGTCACCGAGTTTCGAACATCGCCGGCACGTGTCTTGATTGCTAGTCCAGAGCCTTGCGCGTCATTTGCAGAGAGTTGCACGTATCCATTTGATCCAAGATATTGAGAACGGTGAGTGCTGTCTGCGTAGCAAATCTGCCCAGATGAATTTTCATAGATGTATCCAAGACCAGACGTCGCCAGAGCTGAAACGATTGAATAAGCATTGTCTCTGTTTGACGCACGTGCAGCTAATTCAAAGTCTCCTGGTCGATCTATCTCTCCGAGTCCAGTATTGAAAGCGTCATTCCATTGCATAGTCGGATCAACGTTTTGCCATTGCAAAGCTGCCGGCACTTGATTCCATTGATTAAAGAGCAATTCAAATAAAATGTCATAGATTTGATCTCCGTCAAATGCTTTAGGCAAGACGCCATCTGTGAGCTTCTTAGGCAAGCGAGAAAGAGCACCAAGAGCGATGAGATTGACCCGCTGTGTATATCCAATCCCACCAACTTCAGCGACTTCAATTCCAATATCTGTCAAAGTTCCACCGAATATCGGAATGAACACTCCAGCTGAATTCTTCAGTTCAACGGTGATTGAATCATTGATTGTTGCGCTGATAAGTGTTTGATTGAGATTGAGAAGACTCAGATTGCAATATCCGGCAGCTGCTTGCTCATAGATATTTGTCCGACCAGACGTGATTGACAATGAAGCCAACACTGAGTCAGTGATTGCAACGCCATTGAGTTCAACATTCCAGACCGGATTGAATTGAGTCACTTGTCGAATGCTCCGACTAATGCTCCAGCTCCAAGAGTGCCACGATAGAATGAGTCATTGAGAGTGTTCACGACTGTTCGCGCCGTGCCTTCTGAATCGATTGCACCATTGACGGTGACATTGATATTTGTCGTTGCAGCTTCTCCGGCGCGAGCTGATACTGCTCCATAGAATGCTCCGGAGTTTGTGAGTAATCCTTCAACTTGATTCTGAAGCGCATCTCTTTGAGCCACCAATGGAGCAAGACGTGAAGCGAGCTGAGATTGTGTGATTGATCCGCTGGCGAATGCTTCTGTGAGAGCTGTCGTCTTCTTGCTTAGAGATTCAAGATCGCCGAGCACTTTCATCGGATCAATTGTTGAAATTCCAGTCGTCGTTGAATTAACTGCTCCACCGACTGATCCGGCAGTGCTGCCCGTAGTGCCACCGCCGCCAAATGAGCCACCGCCGCCACCGGATGATCCCAAGACTGTGCCAGTGCTCATCTGATAATTACCCAGAGCACCGGTTGAAGTAGAGCCACCGAAAGAATCGCCAATCTTCGGCAAGTAAGGAATGTTCTTGAATGGATTGATCAGATTAAGTCCACGAATGACAAGATTGATGCCATCGATTGCAGTATTGAGAAGCGGCTTGATTGCTCCTAACACTTGACCAATGACATTGATGACGATTGATGCAATCTCACCGATGACTTTAAGAGCACCGCCAATGAGTTCTCCGATGATGGGAGCTGCGTACTTGACGACATCGAAGAAGCTTTTGAAGCCATCCATGTTCTCTTTGATTGCATCGCGCACATTGTTGAAGACACTGACCACGCCTTCAAAGATTGGCATGACATAAGACTTGATAACGGCGACAACGTTCTCCAGTCCACCGACGAGTCCGGTTGATCTATTGGAAAGTGCGTCTGATACTTTCTGGACGATTGGCAGAATGTACGTCGTGAATGCTTCGAGAAGCTTTGAAAGAATTGGAAGCAATGCAAAGCCGATTGTTTCGACTGATTCATTGAAAGCAGTTTTGAGACGATCCATGCGTCCTTGAAATGTCTCAGCATTTCGAGAAGCTGCGCCACCGAATAAGTCTGTGAGCTTTTGTTGCTGCTCTGTGAATGACATTGATTTGAGTTCGGCAGCTGAAAGTCCAACGCCTAATTTGCCTAGAGCTGCGGAGTTCCCGTCATAGGCTTTGCCTAAACTATTTGCCACCGCTTCAAGCGGCTTGCCTGTCTGCGTACTAATATCGAGAGCAAGATTGAGCAAATCCTGAGCTTTAGCAGTGTCATTTGTTGAAAGTGCTAATCGTGAAAGAGCTGGACGCAATTGATCATCAGCTACGCCAGTGGCGAGAGATGTTTTAAGAATCTGCTTTTCGACGGCTGCAATCTGATCATTCGTTGCACCGGTAGCAGCTTTCAAAGCTCCGGCAAGCTTTACTTGCGCGGCTTCATCAGCGACGGCAGATTTGACTCCATCAATGCCAATCTTGATTGCGTATGCGCCAGCTGCGGCAGCTGCGGCAGCGAAAGCAATTCCTGCTTTCTTTCCGAAGTCACTGATCTTGCTGCCGAATGTCTCGACGTCTCCAGAGCCTTGCTTTAGATTCTTTGTGAGATTGTCTACGTCAGCAAGAATCGAGAGCTTTAGTGTTCTTGAACCCGTAGCCATTACCACTCCTTCACAATGTTAGCGAAAGTCATTTCCCATTGACTGAGAAGATATGGCTGCTCAGCTCTTAACGTTGGATAGATAAACCATCCACGCGATCCACGTCCTTCGCGTCCAGACCAGACCGGAAATTGCTTGAAACGATTTGAACCGAATTCAGAGCCACCCCAGAGCATTTGCGTCGTGCCACCGCCAGAGAATTTCTGAGCTGCAAAGCCGAATGAAATCTCACCGACTTTCGATGACTTACTGACGCGAGAGCCTTCAGCGATGCGACTGGCGACATTCTGTGAATTAAGTGTTGAAGCCTTTGATGTAATTCGTTTTTGAAGATACGTTGCAAGCGCGCTGGACTTTTCTTTCGCAGCTGCAATTGCTGTCTCGTCCATTCCTTTGAACGCCGAAATAATTGAGCGAAGCTCTGCCTTGTCATAGGCGATTGCGTCACTTGCCATTTCGCTGCTCCAATAACTCGATGACCGTCAGAATGTCTTCCATCGTCTGCAATTCGCTGACCGGTTGATTGCTCGCGAGAGCCACCTGCCAGCGGATTCGACTTATGCTTCCGACGGCGTAGCTTTTGGGTCAGATGATTCTCCGACCGAAACTTCAGCCACCGTTTCGCACCAGACTTCAAAAGTCTTGACCGGCTTACCGGCTGACTCTCTTTTCATTGCGTGATACGCCAGAAATAGGAGATCAGCAATACCGATCTTTTCTTGCGCTTGCGAAATGATGAAGCCTGTTTTGTTCTCCCACTTTGCCCACTCTGGCGGCTGCGCTGTGTACGTCGCAGTCTCGCCATTCGTATATTCGATGTTGAGTTGTAGTTTCATGCTCCCGATCTCCTTCTATTAGCTGAATGTTCCGACTGGTGTCGTCACACATGTGAATGAAAGTGAAACTGTCTGCGCATCCGGAGCTGTGCCGCCGGCTGATGGAAGAATTGGCTGAACATCAAATGCAAAGACTGCGCCTGAGTCAGCTGTAAGTGATACGGCAAGCGGCGTGTTTGGAGCTGATGTTGCCGCTGTCCAGAGAGCTTCGCAGAGTGATCCTGATGCGCCCCAATCAGCAAGCATCTCCACTGCGAAAGTGCCTTGTGTATCTGTTGTGTAATACGCCTTTCCATCGAGCGTCTGATAAGTGTTGATTGTTGAATCAACTGTCAAAGTCGCTGATGTTGCTTGCGCGTCAAAGTTGTCTGAATCGATCGTGAAAGTTATGTCGCGACCGGTGATGATTGCTGTTGCCACTGTGTCTCCTTAGTTTGTCTGTGTGTAATAAGTGGAGACTGATACGTCTGCTGTTAGCAGATTGCTCGCTCCGACCGAAGTGATGACCGGACGTTGAACGTCTCCGACGACGTACCCCGATGGCATAGCACCGAGAATGCTGATCATGAGCTGCTCCAGATTGTCCAGAGCGGCTGCGTTATTGTTATATGCGACGGCTGCCGTCACATCAAAATTGATTTTGACTTGAATTGCGCTACCGAGCAGAGTCGGCTCTAAATACGGTGATGATGGGACAATCACGCAAGCTGGCGGAATGACTGTCTCCGGAACGGATGAATAGACGGAAGCTGCAACGCCGCTGAGAGCTGTTGCAAGTGTCGCGCGAACATCGGCTGCAATTGTGCTCATGTTGCAATTGTTTCGACGTCAATGAATGGAGAGATCAATCCGATCACGCGATTCAGCAAGCTGCGTCCCATCCGGAACGGCGTTGGAGCAAAATCCACGCCTTCAATCTGTCCACCGGCGGCTGTAATGCTTTGAAAAATTTCATTCGATACGACAAGAAGTGCAGACTTAATCGGTGCGACTCCTTGATAAAGCTCTGCCGCTGTTCCGCCGTCTAAATATGCGCGACCAGCCGGAATGATTGGAGTGAGAATCTTGTCTGGCTCATCTTCAATCAGAGCTGTGAATATGTAAGTGCTGACTGAATGTCCGGTGACTGTATATTCTCCATCGATTCCCATTCCGCATCCTTCGATGGTAATTCCCTGACCCACGACGAACATGCTCGGACGGATTGTCGTGCAATGTAAGACGCCATCTTGAATGCGGACGGAAGCGACGGATGACTGATACTGAGTCAGCAATGGCAAAATCACGCCTTCAGCTGAGTCGATTATTTGTTCCAAGTAAGGATCGTCATAAAGAGAATCAGAGACGCCAAGCACCTGACGCAGTTCTTCAACTGTGATGATATTCGGCATCTCTGATCCTTTCGTTCTGCTCGATCACGTTCGGGAGCGACCGTGACCGATGATTAGTTGTAATTAGTCAGCGAATGCGTATGCGCCAGCTGCAATCTTTGTTGCTGTTGCGCCGTATCCGTAGAGAAGAATTCCGATTGAACCGTCATTGATGAAGTTTGTGCGGAGTTCTAGACGTGGAGATTCGTACCATGTATAAGCATCGCGATTGATGACGTACATTGAGTTATCACCTGTACCGGATAGAGCTGTGTCCACCCAGAGATCGATGCCATTGACTGATCCGCGCAAGCTGCGTGGCTGTGCGTTACCGGCTGCGTTTTGTGGCTGTAATGCGTTGTAGATTGGACGACCATCTACGTTGAAGCTCATGATGCGTCCCCACATTTGTGGAGAGACGACAATTGCATCAGCGAATTTGAATGTGTTTGAATAAACACTTACTGCGCCAGCTGAAACCCATGCAAGAAGTTCTGAAGCTGTGATATCTGAACCGTAACCGGTTGCAGTCTTTGTTGCGCCTGTGATGATCTGTCCTGAGTTGTATGCGTTAGTAGCACGTGCATATTGTGATGAAAGATTTGAAATCAACTCTGAGAAGAAGAGTGGATCAGAGCGATCCGCTAATTCTACGGACATGACTTGATTGCCTTTGAATGATTTCACATTCACTGGAATGAATTCAGATTCCATCACGACTGGAGTGACTTCATCTAATTCATCAACCACTGAAACATCTGGAAGCTGTGTAATCTTCGGAATTTCAAAAGTGAGTCCTGCACTAGGAAGCGTCCCCGAACTGATCGAATCAATGCTGGCTCTTACATTGTCCGCAAGACCGTTCACTACTTCACGGAATTGACGTGTAGGAATGAGACCAGGATTGTCGGTTGATGATGTTGCCGCTGCAATGAAGTTGCGTGATTCTTCTGATCCGCGCATTGCTGCAACTTTGTGCATCAAGAATGTTGCTGGATCGTTGATTGGATTACGTGCTGCGATGAAATTAACTGGCTTTGCAATTGATGTTGCTTGAACTTGTGCTGAAGCTTCTACCGTCTCGACGGCAGCTTGTTCTTCGACGGTGTTTTCCACTTCGTCTCCTTCTGTTGATGT